CGTACTTCTGCATCTCCGGTTTCAAGAAATCGCTCATTAAAAACCTCCCCACCTGTTATTCCAAAGGCCTCTATATCGAATAACTGACCATTGCTATATGACCAGTTCCTCAGCGTCCCTTCGTGCTTAAAACCCATCCTCTTAGTGAAGCCCATTGCGGCTTTGGCATAAGACGGAAGCCATACATTCACCTTCCTTAATGATAACATACTCATAAGCCATTGTAAACAGGAAAGTGTGGAATCCTCACGTTTTCTCAGTCTCTTGTCCCAATAGACAACATGACCATACGCTCGAAGTCCAGGGACCACTCCTGTTAGGTATAATATACCATTATTGTCGTCCCTCTCTAGATATACAGAGTCAGGTGCCTGAAGCCTCTGTACAAACATCTGGTAATTACCTCTCGTGTAATCATCAAATAGACCATCGATTACGTGCAGTTTGTCCCACAACTCAGTAACTTTCTGAGGTGTTAGCTGCATTAAGTGTACGCCCTTTGGCATTTCCATAGATATACTCCTTTAGTATACGTTTGCTTCTCCACGTGCAATTATTTTCATGGAGAATCCCGATATAAAGAACCCTGGTGATACTGAACGCATTCTAAACCTCACCTGAGGTCCTGTCATAAACATATCAATCTGTGTGCTGAAGTGACCCTGTGCTATATTCACAGTCTGCTCTTCCCATGTAAGGCCTGAGTCAGTAGACACTCCTATATCTACTGATTGAGGTGCATGAGAAGTCTCATGGTATATTATGATACGGCTGAGTGTCTTATCTATCTCTGGTCTCTTAAGGTCAAAGTCTTTTGACTCCCAATACCCTACAAAGGCTCTATCGAATACGCCACCAAAGTCAAGTGTTTCACCAGAGACTGCTTCATATACTTGACCGTCTGGCTGCGCTAAGAGGTTGGTAGGTGCAAAGTCAACGATACGCTTCTCATCAAATCGCCACACTTGCTCTGCAATAGTACCAGTAAGGTCTGCTATGGAGATAATTGTCTGTATAGAGTCATAGCCGAAACCTGTCATTGGTATACGCCACATACTCCACGCATTATCGAAGTAGTTATATACCCAACAAGTATCGGGAACCCATTGACCTACCTTAGTTGTAATTAGAGGTATCTCTTGAGGTTCATTATCTGGGCCTATATAACCTATTGTGTTATGACCATCTACATTTATGAGGTACTTAGAATCTACACCGTCAATACGTACTAAGTGTATAGCATCTATATTAAAAGAGGTATTTTGAGCCAGGTAATCAATGAGCCGTATCTGGCCAGCTGACTGAGTACTTGTAACCTCAAACTCGAATATAAATCTTTGATACTCTGTAGTCACAGACACGTCGAGCTCACCTTGCAGAGCACTTGAATCTCCACGGGCTTCTACGCTCAATGTAATTGCACTATCTGCCTTTACCCATACCGTTATACTGTAAGTACCTATTGCAAACCCACCAGATGTCCACTGAAGCTGTACTGAGGCATCTGTAGTTGGTGTAATTCTTATTGACTTAGTTCCTAGTACACCAGTATCTTCTGCCATGGTACCATCGATTATTGACCATAATGTAGTATCCCCACAGAGAGGGTCAGTATGAAGATTTATAATACCTACTTCATTATTATTCTCTTCTCTGTAAGGCCATTTACCCGAAGGTACAAAGAGCCAGTACTCATCAAACTCTTCTGCAACTACGCCAGTACAGTTACCAAGATACTTCGGCAGTATGCCATTTACACCATAGAATAAATCATCTTTTATCTGAGTGCCTATGGGTTTCAGATTACTTAGTGAGAATACATACACATTATCCCAACCAAGGAATATGTGTTCAGACCCTAAGTTACCAATTGAGTTTGGAGCGGCTAATCCTATACCTTGTCCTGGCGCGGGGTCAAATCTTACAGGTGGGTCTACTAGATAAGTTTGACTACCTATGAAAATAGACCTTTCTTTGTAGATGATGAGGTACTCACCAAGCTTTCTCATCGCCTGTATCCAGTCAGGTGAGTCTCCTATAACTGTAAAACCAGCTCCACTTTCAAGTGTCCAATCTGAGAGGAGTCCTTTGCTTGACCATGTTACCTTTGAATTATCGTTTTCATCACCGCCTATAAATATGCGTCCATCATACATAGTTGCAGTTCTACCGAGTGTTGGTACAATCCCTCCTGTAATAGTCTCTGCTTCGGCACCTGCGGCTGTGTAAGCTATTACAATAATTCCATCACTGGTGCCGTTTGCAAATATTGTAATAGTCTCATAAGTATCTGTCCCCGGAAATAAAGCACCCCCATTTGCACCAGTAAACTCAAATTGACCGAATCCTGCATCTACAGTAACATATTGTACGAAGGGTTCCATGCTAAGATATGGGTATGACTTAGGGGTCCCTGTACTGTGATCGTATAGAGTAACTAATTCAAAAGCACTTCCCACCAGTGCGTATATAGCATTTGGAGCAATTCCAATTACCTGTGACTCTGTGAGTGAGTATATAAGGTCAAGCCAAAGGAAGTTATCCCCCTGGCCTTTGTATTTCAATCTAAAACCACTACGGAAGAGGGTTAGTCCTTTAGCAAACCTTATATTTATGAGATTAGAGGACTCTCTCATATCTATATCTTGTGGGGGCTCAGAGGTATTCAATCCTTTGTTAGATGGTCTTACAGTAAACGTAAATGGTTTTTGCATACTGTCCTCCTACCCATTACAGGGGCTATTCCTTATATCCTCTAATTGCTGTTCAAGCATTTCTATCTTTCCATCGGCCTTCACTCCAATATCACGGCACTCTCTAATTACCTCGCTGAACTTTGTACTTATTCTACCGAATATACTTTTGTGTATCTCGTGTAAATCTGGCCTTGAGATTATCAAGTCATCACCAGCATAATATATATCAAATACAACACGTCCTGTTTCTACAAGAATCTCAAACTTACTATTTACATATACTTGCATTTCGATCTCTGTTTTCTCTGAGAGTCTATTTTCCCTTAGCATAGTTCTTACGTCCATACGAACTCTACTCGCAAGTATTTCTACAACTGCATTATAGTGCTTTACATCAACCATCTTTAGTATCTGCGAAGCTGTATAACCACGAGACTTAAGACGCTCAAAGAAAGTATCTCTCATAAGTCTAGCTACTGAGTCTATTGTAGATTCACACACTCGCATTTGCTCTCTCATGGTTCGGTAATAATATGTGAATGTTTTTTCCGCGACTATTTTATCAACCCTATTTACAATTGTAACATGTCTTGCCATGTGCTTTTCCTTAGCTGGTTTTCTACCCTTAAGCTCTACAAGCCCTGCACGTATAGCTAAGAACGTGACTATTGCGTACATAATGAAATCCAATGGAGTTGCGCCTTTGAATAGTCTCAGTAAAGATGTAAGTTCCATTTAACGCTCCTTAGCAATTACAACTTTCTCAACTCTATTAAATGGGGATGGTGGCTTCATAGGCCATCGTATACTTTCAGGAAAATCCTTTTGCTCTGGTACATCTCGCAATGCCTGTCTGTAGGCAATCCATTTACTATTATCAAACGTGGGGTAATCAGGCATCATTATATAGTCACACTCAGCTAAGAGGTTATTTCGCTTGTCTCTAATCTCCCTTGCAAGTCTCTCATTTGCCTCAGCTCTTGAAATCTGCCCAGCGGTAATCTGTTCATTGATTGACATCTCAACAAGTTCATCCCCCTTGATTTTCATACCAAGAGGTGGTTCAACCAATCCCGCCTTTATCTGCTCTACTATTGTCATAGCGTCAGGATAGACTCTATCCCAAGAGCGTCGGCTAACTCATCAAGCGCCTGCTGCTGCTCAACTTTCATCGACTCATCCTCAGCGACAACTCTCTGCGCCGCTTGGAAATGAATCGCGTATTCGACGTGTCGATACAAGATAGCCCTGTCATCCGTCTCTGCCATCGCAACTATAGCCGTTGATGGGAGTGTACACCCTATCTCGTAGTGCAACGGAGCTATTTTATCAGGCGGAGGATTATCCTCAACATAGAGGCTCATGGTGGCTGTAAACGATCCTCCGGGGTGGTTGTCCCGTGTCACCCACCGCGCAAAGATGCGAGCGTAGCTCACTGGAATCCCCACCATCTCCGATAAAATGTTAAGTGTTGTTTGTCGTGTCCCGTCTGTAATTGATAAAGCCATTATTTTACTCTCCTTTTAGAATCTTGCATAGTTCCATACATGAGAAGAATCATAGTTATTCAAGACTCTGGTACTGCTATTTCCAGAATATGGGCCATCGCCGCCAGAACCAGAAGTAGTAGGGCCATATATAGACCCCCTGTGACCGAGCCACGATGAATTATACAGACCACGGCTTGGTGTATGGTGGTTGTAGTACCCACTAGACACGGACACAGACCCAAGATAAGGGCTACTCTCCGGCAGCATATTCCCGTTAATCGTAAGGTTATT